GGATCAGGCCGATTGTGTTGATTATTTGAAAACTGCCGCTGTCTTGGCTGCCTACATTGATCAATCATTGAGTACAAATACTTTTTATAATCCTGCTAAATTCAAAGATGGTAAAGTACCAGGTACAATGATTGCTAAAAATCTCATGCTGGCCTACAAATGGGGTTTGAAGACCATTTATTATTCTTTAATCAATAAAGTTGGATCTAAAAATGTATTAAACACTCAAACCGATAGCTTAGTTGCATCCGAACCTGTTACAGTATACAGTGAATATGCAGATGATGACTGTGAAGCCTGCAAATTATAAAATAATATTATGTCAAAACAACAATACGATTTAAAAATACCTACAAACTATCTTAAACGAAAAATGTTTTTGGATGGTGCAGTAACAGTCCAAAGATTTGAAGAATACCGTCATCCTAAGATTGCTAAATTTGAAGAATTGGCACGTGGCTTCTTTTGGGTTCCTGAAGAAATCAGTCTTACCAAAGACAAAATGGATCACAAGGATGCCAGTGACGCTGTTAAACATATCTTTACCAGTAACCTATTACGCCAAACAGCCTTGGACTCAATTCAAGGTCGGGCGCCTAACCAAGTGTTTAGTCCTGTGATCAGCCTGCCAGAATTGGAAGCATTGGTCAGTAACTGGAGTTTCTTTGAAACAAACATTCATTCAAAAAGCTACAGCCATATCATTCGCAATGTCTACGGAGTGCCTAAAGAGGAATTTAATAAAATTCACGACACTGCTGAGATTGTAGACATGGCAGCCAATATTGGCAAACATTATGAGAATCTTCATAGAATCAACTGTTTGAAGGAAATGGACGGGGCAGTGGACGAATACGAGCATGTCAAAGCAATTTGGTTAGCATTGAATGCCAGCTATGCTTTGGAAGCCTTCCGTTTCATGGTGAGTTTTGCCACGAGTTTGGCCATGGTGGAGAACAAGATCTATATTGGCAATGGTAACATCATTAGTTTGATTTTACAAGACGAAATTCTACACGCAGAGTGGACTGCTTGGATAATTAACAATGTGACCAAAGATGATGAACGGTTTGTTCGAGCCAAAGAAGAATGTGAAACTGAAGTGTATCAAATGTATATGGATGTTATCCGTGAGGAAAAAGCATGGGCAGACTACTTGTTTAAGCTGGGTCCAGTAATTGGTCTTAACGCTACCATTTTGAAAGACTTTGTGGATTATACAGCATTTACACGTTTAAAAGATATTGGCATCAAATATTCAGGCGAGCATCCCAAATCTAGTCCTATCCCATGGTTCAACAAACACGTTAACATTGGCAAAAAACAAAGTGCTCTACAGGAAACAGAATCAACTAACTATGTAATTGGTGTGATGAGCGACTCAGTCAGTTACGACGAATTACCAGATCTATAAGGAATAAAATGGCAAATGTAACAAGTATAAATTTCAGTGGTGACGAGACTTCTGAATTGGCGGTAAAAATAAAATCAGCGTTAGACAAGGCGCTTGCTGACGATCACAAACTACCCGACAGTGTTCTAAGTCTACACGGTATGAGTGGTAAAAAATATCGCATGTTAATCAATAATTTGATAGCTTCAATAAGTGACGCACGATATTTGGAAATTGGCACATGGGCAGGATCCACTGCCTGTAGCGCCATGTTCGGTAATGTGGTAAATGCGCTATGTATTGATAACTGGAGCCAGTTTGGTGGTCCTAAAGATGCGTTCCATGACAATGTCAATGCTATCCTCACACCGGCTATAAATTTTAATTTCATTGAAAGTGATTTTAGACAAGTAGATTTTGCCAACATTGGTAAATTTAATGTATACATGTTTGACGGCCCACATGAGCAAGATGATCAGTATGATGGTATTGCCATGGCCATGCCTGCCTTGGATGATCAATTTATTTTGATTGTGGATGACTGGAATTGGATACAACCTAGAGACGGCACAATGGGTGCTATTGCGAAAATTGGACTTAAGGTATTGACCAGCGTAGAGATTAGGACCACTGACGATGATACAGACGGTGCTATTTTTGGTGAAAACGGCGATTGGCACAATGGGTACTTTATTGCTGTTGTGTCAAAAGCCTAACGGAAACATACGATGTCAAAAGGCAGTAGACCTAGACCGTACAGTGTTAGCCAAGAAAAATTTGGCAACAACTATGATGCGATTTTTGGAAAAAAGGAAAAGAACATGAGTAAAGCAATCGTTTGGAGCAAGTATAACTGTACATTTTGCGAACAGGCCAAGGCATTATTAAATGCCAAAGGTATCGCGTTTGAAGAAAAGAAAATTGGCGATGGATATACCAAGGAAGAGTTATTGGAAGCTGTTCCAACAGCTCGCACAGTGCCACAAATTTTCTTAGACGGCGAGCTAGTTGGTGGTTTTACTGAACTAAAGGTCCGTTTAAATGGCTGATCCTGTGACCTATGATCCGGGCATTTGGCCCAATCAATATGACTTTGATATCAGTAAGATTACGGGGTCAGTAACAGTTGCCGCTAGTACCGGAACCGCATATGGAGCAATGGGTTCTACTACACCTTACTATGGTAATGTGACTATTACAACGCCAAACACAGTGGGCACAGCAGGACAGTATATGTATAGTACAGGCAGTTCGCCAACATGGACCACAGGCGTAAATACCACTATACAATCAGGCCTACATGTAACTACTGATGCGGTGTTTGATGGCGATATCAAATGGAAAGGACGCAGTCTAGGTAAGCTATTAGAAAGTATTGAAAATAGACTGGCCATTCTCACTCCTGATCCTGCCAAACTAGAAAAATACGAAGCTTTAAAGAAAGCATACGATAACTATAAGTTATTAGAAAAATTAATAGGCGAGGAATAATATGTTGTTAATGAAAAAACCCTACACCAAGGGAGATGTTGTCAGTTTAAAAGTTGTCAACGGTGATGAGCTGATTGCTCGTTTTGAAGAAGAAACCGATACCACAATCAAAATCAATCGACCCCTGGCATTGACCATGGGTCCGCAGGGATTAGGCATGATTCCTTGGATGTTTCTAGGCGATGACGAAGATGTGACTTTGAACAAATCACATGTTTTTGCCATGGCACTTAGTAAAAAAGATGCTTCCGATCAGTACATGCAAGGTACCACAGGTATAGCACTAAGATAATGTCTTCTCTTTTTACCGCAACCAATCATATTCAGGTAGAAGGTACCTTAAAGATCGATTTGGGTAAGGCTCTTAACATGCAGGGTCTTTACACCTTGGTCCAAGACGCATACCCAAATGATCCAACATTGACTGTGACAGGGATATCCATTCCCTTGTTCAACATTGGTTGCAAAGAGTTAGGTGTTATTGATCCTATTACTGATATAAAAGAAGCAATTTCTAGATTGTATGACCAGTTGATGAAAAGTTATTTGGAGCCAATATTCATAGTATTAAAAAAATTATTTGATGCTCTAAAACATTTTGGATTAGCAGATCTAGATCTTACAATTCCTATACTTAACCTACACATCAGTGATTTATTTTCTAAGGATTTATACGATAAACTAAAAGCTAGATTGTTAGATTTATACAATAACGCCAAAGATCAATTGCTTGAGTTATTGAAATTATTAGAAATACCTTATCCGTTTTTTACAGACTTCAGTATACCAGAACTAGAAATCGATGAAATTGTGAAAAGAGTCAAAGCCAGTTTGTGGACTTTCTTTTATAAAATTATCAGTAAAATTGTGGAATTAATTGAACTTGGGCTCAAGGCCTATGATCTGGCCACCACTAAAAAATTAGTATGGAGTGAACTCTGGAAAGAACTCAAACAAGCAATACTTGGCAAAATATTAGACTTGTTGTTGCGTATGCCCACTTTCCAGGAAATTGAAGATGCCATCAAGGCCTATGCCAAATTAATCTATGGCAAAGCAGAAGCAACCTATGAAGAATTAATGGCCATTATCAAAAATTTTAAACTTCCAATTTTTGGAAATCCTTTTGATTGGATATTTCCCATTGACTTTACAGTCAATCGTCCCAATATTGATTTTGCCAAAATAGTGTCAGATATTAAAATTTGGTTGAATAATTTTGTTGGGCAGATAATAGCAGAATTTGTTAAAGCCATAGACAAAATATTAAAATTATTTGGATTATCTTTCGCTATTCCTGTGATTGAAATTCCGGTGATCTTGTGTGCTGTAAAAAATCCCTCTTGACATACTAGTAATTCCGCTGTAAAATAAATAATAATATCCAAAAGGGTAAATCAACATAGTTGATTGCTAGGGTGAGAGACCCTAAGAGCAGGCGGAGCTCGTTCATGACTTTTGGGTCCGTCACAGTTTACATAAGAGGTATCACAAATGAAAAAATTGTTAATTGTCACAGCACTGCTAACAGGTTCAGCAATGGCTCAAACTCCACCACCAGATGTTGCCATGGTGATTAATGTTCAACCAAGATTTGTTACAGTTCAGCAAAAACAATGTGAAGTTCGTGAAGTAGTTCGTGACAACAGTCGAGGAGACGCAACAATTGGCGCTCTAGCCGGCGGCGCAATAGGTAGCACTATTGGCGGTAACAGCAGAGATAGACTGGTTGGCGGTGTGGTGGGTGCGCTGATTGGTGGGGCAGTTGGCAGTGAGGTGGGCAAGGACAGTGCGAGAGCAGAAATGCGTGAAGTCTGTCGCATAATTCCTATCCAAGTTCAACAGGGCCGTGTAATAACTTTTGATTATCACGGACAGCAATTTACTCAAATACTTCAGTATTAAGGAAACTAATATGAAAAAAATTATTCTAGCAGGGCTACTGGCATTGGCGCTGGATGTTCATGCTTATGGCCATGGGCACCAAGGTTTTCACGATCGTTGTTGCTATCGTAGTAATGGCATGGGTTGGGTAGCACCAGCAATTATTGGCGGAGTAATTGGCTACGAATTGACTAGACCATCAGTGTATGTAGCTCCGCCAGTGTTCATTGAACAACCTCCGGTGTATATCAGTCAACAGCCCTACTACCAAGCTCCTCCTGTAGGTTATCACTGGCAACAGATGATTGATCCGCAGACAGGCATCGCAAAAATTGTTTTAGTTCCAAATTAATAGACACTGATTGATACTCTGTGTTATAGTTTATTATGACTGTAAATCTTAAAACACATGTATTATCTAGTGGCAAGTTGATCTATGTTTATGACGGGTTGTTGCCTGCTGTTCTCAGAAATCGAATATTTGACTTTGTTCGTAAATCGGCATATTTTATAGGATGGCCTGATGCGGATCATGAAGTGGCCGCAAGACATCAATGCTTATATACCGCATACAACGACCAAAACAATCAGGATGCCGGACTACTGCCATTCTTAAAAACCACAGAGGTCAACGATCACATCAAGGATTTAAAAGTTACTCGCAGTGTGGTCAATTTGTCGGTGCCCAGCCACACACATTTTGTTCATACTCATCCCGAGCAATTGGTGGCTTTATACTATGTGAATTTGGAATGGGAACATAGTTGGCATGGTGAAACTTTGTTTTATTCAGAAGATATGAATGACATTGATTTGGCCTTGCCCTACACACCTGGTAGATTGGTATTGTTTGATGGACGTACTCCACACAGCATTAGACCTCAAAGTCAGATAGCGGATCATTATAGATTCACCTACGCCATCACATTCAACTGATATGTTTGTTATTATTGACAATGCGTTGACTGAGGAAGAAAGACAGTCTATCTTGACATCATTTGCCAGCGGTCCAGGCAAGTATGATGGTACTAGCTCTGGAAAGAACAAATGGATTGATGTAGAAGATTTTGATAAACAGGATTTTCCACTTAACGCTATCATAGATGTGGCCAAATATAAATTTGATCTTGCCGACATGGTGGGAGTTGAATGTTGGAGTCACTATGGGGTGGGAGTAGGCTATCACGTTGACAAAGATGAAAAAGTTTGGACTGATACCGGGCAAGTAAAAACTCCCATGTGTAGTATAGTGTATTATGCTCAGGTAGAAAATTTGGTGGGTGGCAGATTCCTAAGTACAGACAAAAATATTATACCAAAGACCAATAGATTGATCATGTTTCCACCTGGATTGACACATGGTGTTGAACAATTTACTGGAACTAGAAATATCATAGCTATCAATCCTTGGTCCTACAAAATAGATTTGACATAATTCAAAATGAATAGTAAACTTAGTGAACTTCAAGAACATTTGGCTAGGGATTTGGTTCAGTTAGAAGAAAATGAATCACTATCAGAACAACAGATGGATGAAATTACACAAACATATTTTAAAGTTTATGATATTGTAACTGAGTTAAAATCTTCTGGTTAAATACAAGTTAAGACTGTATGAAGTCGATTGAAAAGGATTCTGGACGCGGGTTCAACTCCCGCCTGGTCCACCATTAAGTATACTCCGATCCGAGTATTCTGGAAGCAAGGCGAAAGCTGAGTGTACTTAATAATGGGCCAGCCATGGTTTCGACAGGGTCAAGAGTAATGAAATGGACAGTCCGGCAATGTAGAAGCCGTTAGGGTTGGGGATTCCCGGCCGAAGACACAAAACCTTTAAATGCAAACGATGAAGTTTACGCATTGGCTGCCTAAACGCAGCCTGGGGTAAGACATACCTCGCAACAGAAACTCAAGAACCCGCTTCGGCGGGTTTCTTTTTGATTGACAACGCCTTAAAAGATGTTATACTTTAGATGTTACAACTACCAATACACTCAAATGAATATTAATTTCAATATACGGAAATCTGCCACCGGAGCATTTATTGAGAACACCATTCGATTTTTTGAACAAGAACTCAAACTTAAAAAAAGTACATGGAGCATGGACGTTTACACCCGACGTGGCATGGCCAAGGAAACCAGTGCTAGAGGCTACGTAAGCAAAATTGGACCAAAACATTTGGTCATGGTTTTAGATTCCAGTTTGGACATGGAACGATTGGTATTGACCATGGCACATGAAATGGTTCATGCCAAACAGTATGCCCGCGGGCAACTGAAAAATATTCCCCAAAGATTACAAACCAAATATTGGATGGGTAAAAAAGTAAACAAACGCTATCATGAACAGCCGTGGGAGTTGGAGGCGTTTGGTAAGGAACGAGTTCTAGCCAACAAGATCTTTCAAATAATCAACAGGTAAAATTTTGATATTGGTTTCTCCTATTTTCCATATAGGTATAATCATAGCAAAAATCTATTGATCTGCTTGATCTTGATATTAAATACTATTACAATATATTTTCAAGACAAAACACACACAAGGGAGAATTTATGTCTATTACTATCAAAAATTTAGAATCAGCACTGGCCGGCGAGTCACAGGCTCACATCAAGTATCGTTACTTTGCCAAGATCGCTCGTGAAGAAGGCCACGAAGAAGTTGCCCGTCATTTTGAGCACACCGCGGATCAAGAACTACTACATGCTTGGGGACATTTGGAATTACTAATTGGTAAACCATCAACTAAGGAATGTTTGGAAAAAGCCATCGAAGGTGAGACTTATGAGTTCACTACCATGTATCCAACATTTAAACAGCAGGCTGAATCAGAAGGCAATACTGCGGCAGTAATTGAAGCAACTTCACAAATTGAAGAAAGTCGAGTACACGCAGAAGAATTTGCCGCTGTGTTGGCCAAAGCAGAAAAACGTTTTGCCGCTCTGGCTAAAGTAGAAAAACGTCATGCGGAAGCATATCAACAAGTAATGGAGACACTATAATGGATAAGATTTGTATTGTTTGTGGTCATGTCCACGATGAAGAAACTGAAGGTAAATGGGACGAACTTCCGGATACTTTTACATGCCCAGAGTGTGGTGTGGGTAAGGAAGATTACGTAGAAATGGAATAATTTATTAAAAATTTATTAAATTGAGTAATTTTTACCCAATATCTATATACAAGATCCGTAAAACTGCTATATAATAGTCAGTAGCCTAAATGTTAGGTACTATATTTTAAATTACAAAAGGAAATTTATTCATGAAAAAAAGTCTAATCGCATTGGCATTGGTCACCGCAATGGGTGCCGCATTTGCCGAAGGTACATCCGTATCTATCGACTATCAAAAGCAATCTGTTGACGCAGGTGGCGCACCAGATCAAAATCAATATAGCTTGCAGGTCAAGCAAAAAATCAGCGATTTATTTGCTGTAGATTTTGGTGTGAGTGCCGCACAAACAGAAGCCTTCCCTTCAAATGCATCCAAGGCGTTTAAAGACACAACTCGTGTTGAAGCTGGTGTATCTGCCCAGAAAGCAATTTTTGGTCCAGTTGATGGTTATGCTCGCGTAGGCATTGGCCAAAAGGCTCCAAGCGGTACTGAAGCATTCATGTACTCTAGCGTTGAAGCTGGCATTGTTTATCATGCTACTCCTAGCTTGCACGCCAAGTTGGGTTACCGTGTTCGCAATGAACTTGGCAGCGTGACTTCTAGTCAAACTGATTCCAACAACACACTTCGTATGGCATTGGCATACGACTTGACCAAAGTTGACACTATTGCTATCAACCGTGACAACCTTCAAGCTAACGCCGCAAACGGTGGCGACCAAACAGCTTACCACATTACCTACACACGTAAGTTTTAATCCAAAGTTGGTATGATACAAAAAAGGCCCTTTGGGGCCTTTTTCTTTGACTATACAGTCTAAGTAGTTTACAATGTATATTGTTAACATAACTCAGGGAACACTATATGACCATGCACTTGCTGCCTCCTATGTATTCTACCACTGGAAAGAAAAAAGGTAAAAAAAAGTTTGCTTCAGCCGAACATGCCCGCAAGTCGCGTGAGTTAGATCAAAGCTGGAAAGATCTACTGAAACGCCAGGGCATTGAACAAGAAGAAAAACGTCGTCGTCGTGCTATGACTTCGGGCAGTCTATCAGATTCTGGCTATAGTTTGGCTACTCCAATAGGTCGTGGTAATACAAAACACATCAAGAGTTTGAACAGCGGCCTTGGAGTAGCGACATTGCCTCCACCCAAGGTCTATACA